ATGGACTATTGGCTATGGCCATACTTTCTGCGTCAAAGAAGGCGACAAAATCACCGAAGAAGAGGCCGAGGCCCTTTTGAAAGAGGATCTTTGCGAATTCGAAGAGCACGTTGACCGGCTTGTCACGGTCAGTTTAAACCAAGATCAATTTGATGCCTTGGTGTCTTGGACGTTTAATCTCGGTCCCACCAATCTCAAGGAAAGCACCCTCCTCCGCAAGCTCAATGAAGGCCATTATGATGATGTGCCCGCAGAAATGGCGCGCTGGAATCGCGCTGGTGGAGAAGTTCTTGAGGGGCTAAAACGCCGCCGCAAGGCCGAGGGCGCGCTTTGGAAAGGCTTAGAGTGGCGAGATGTCTAGCTTAGCGCTGAAAGATTTTGAAATACTATCCGAGCAAGAGCAACAAGAGGCTCTTGCGCTTCTCGATAGATACAAGAGAATAGAAAAACAAGAGGTTTGCCAAAAAGACTTTATTAAATTTATCAAAAGCCAGTGGCCCGATTTTGTTGAGGGCCGTCACCACAGAATAATTGGGGAAAAATTCAATCGAATCGCGCAGGGCAAGCTCAAAAGATTAATTGTGTGCCTGCCCCCAAGGCACACCAAGTCAGAATTTGCTTCTACATTTTTCCCTGCTTGGATGATGGGATTAAGAGGCAATCTCAAGATAATTCAGACAACTCACACCGCTGAGCTTGCAGTAAGATTCGGCCGTAGGGTGCGAAATATCATTGATTCAGACGAGTATCAAACGGTTTTCCCCGATCTAAAACTTCAAGCTGACAACAAATCTGCGGGTAGATGGACTACAAATGAGGGTGGGGAATCTTTTTACGCGGGGGTCGGCGGCGCGATCACAGGTCGCGGTGCGGATTTGCTGATCATTGATGATCCGGTGTCGGAACAGGATGCCTTGAGCCCAACCGCCATGGATTCGGTGTATGAATGGTACACCTCTGGTCCTCGTCAGCGTCTTCAGCCGGGCGGTATTATCGTTATCGTAATGACTCGGTGGAGCACGAAAGACCTCGTGGGCCGAGTTTTGAAGAAGCAAGGCGATGACTACGCGGATCAGTGGGAATTAGTGGAGTTTCCCGCCATCATGCCCGAATCAGATGCTCCGCTTTGGCCAGAATATTGGAAAAAAGAAGAACTGCTTTCCGTTAAGGCGTCGTTGCCGCTGTCAAAGTGGAACGCGCAGTGGATGCAGGATCCCACCGCCGAAGAAGGCTCGATTGTAAAGCGAGACTGGTGGCGAAGGTGGGAAGAGGGCTATGTTCCAGAGTATAGCTATGTCATACAGAGCTATGACACGGCATTTTCCAAGAAAGAAACGGCTGACTACTCCGCTATTACCACTTGGGCCGTGTTTCAGCCTCAAGATGGCGACCCCGAGCAGATCATTTTGCTGGATGCCAAGCGTGTACGGGCAGATTTCCCAGAACTGAAGAAATTGGCTTGGGAAGAATATAAATATTGGGAGCCAGACTGCGTGCTTATCGAGGCAAAAGCCAGCGGCACCCCTTTGACGCAGGAACTGCGCCGCGTTGGCATTCCGGTCACTGCCTATACACCGAGCAGGGGGCAGGATAAGATTGCCAGAATGAACTCTGTTGCCCCAATTTTCGAGTCAGGCATGGTTTGGGCACCAGATGAAAGTTTTGCCGAAGAAGTCATCGAGGAAATGGCCGCTTTTCCTTATGGCGACCATGATGACTTCTGCGATTCGGCCACAATGGCGCTCATGCGCTTCCGACAGGGCGGCTTTTTGTCGTTAGGTGATGACTACGACAGGGAGATTCATCCGATGAAGCGGGATAGAAGGGTTTATTACTGATGGCGATTGAAAAACGAGAGTTAGGAACAGACACCAACCCCGATGTCATACCCCTCGGCCGCGCGATGGAGGTTATCCCAGAGCCCAGCCGTCAAGACTTAGTTCGCGAAGCGGCACAAATCTTGGTAACAGAGGACGGTATCCTTGTTGATGACGAAATTGACGCCCCGCCAGAGGGGCCGCCTGCAATTCCTTTTGATGCGAATCTTGTCGACTTTGTAGACGATACTGACCTGATGATTTTGGCAAAAGAAACGATTGCCAACATCGAAAATGACAAAGAAAGCCGCGCCGATTGGGAAAAAACCTATGTTGACGGGTTGAAGTATCTGGGCATGAAGTTTGACGAGATGAGAAGCTCGCCATTTCAGGGCTCATCTGGCGTTATCCACCCGATTCTTGCCGAAGCCGTCACTCAGTTCCAAGCGCAGGCTTACAAGGAAATGTTGCCCGCGAAAGGCCCTGTCAAAACGGAAATAGTGGGCGCTCGAACCCCCGAAGCGGAGGCTCAAGCCTCTCGTGTCGAAGAGTTTATGAATTTCTACATCCTCAATGTGATGCAGGAGTTTGATCCCGAGCTAGATATGTTGCTGTTTTATCTGCCACTCGCAGGAACCGCATTCAAAAAGGTGTATTACGACACGGCAGTAAGCAGGGCCATGTCAAAGTTTATTGAGCCACAAGACTTGGTGGTGCCCTACGAGTCTTCTGATCTGACAACAGCAGAACGGGTCACTCATGTGCTGAGAATGTCGCCTAACGAGATTCGAAAGCAACAGCTAAATGGGTTTTACGCAGATGTAGATATTAAGAGCGGCAGTTACGTCCCAAATCGCGACGAAATCGAAGAGGAAATTGATTCGATTGAGGGATTAGGGCCCAACGGGATGAACGAGCGCGATCATCTTGTGTATGAGGTGCATACGGTGCTCGATCTCGTCGGGTTTGAGGATCTGGGCGCAAATGGAGAGCCCACGGGCCTCAAATTGCCTTATATCGTTACGATTGACGAGCGCAGTCAGAAAGTTTTGTCGATCAGACGAAATTACCTCGAATCCGACCCGCTTAAAACAAAAATTAACTATTTTGTGCAGTACAAGTTTTTGCCGGGCCTTGGATTTTACGGTCTGGGCCTAAGCCACATGATTGGCGGCCTTGCCAAAGCCTCTACGTCGATCCTGAGACAGCTTATCGATGCGGGCACCTTGGCCAACCTACCTGCTGGATTTAAAGCCCGTGGAATGCGGATTAGGGACGAAGACGAGCCTCTACAGCCCGGCGAGTTCCGTGATATTGACACCACTGGGGGCAGTTTGCGGGAGAATTTGATACCCCTCCCGATTAAAGAGCCCAGCAATGTGCTGATGAGCCTCCTTGGCTTGCTGGTGGAGTCTGGTAAGCGATTTGCGTCGATTGCTGACATGAACGTCGGCGATATGAATCAATCCATGCCCGTGGGCACTACCGTGGCGCTGTTGGAGCGGGGCACAAAAGTCATGTCGGCGATTCACAAACGCCTGCATTACAGTCAGCGGATTGAATTTCAGCTTTTGGCACGGGTATTTGCCGAATATCTGCCGCCTGCATACCCCTATATGACCGGCTCTGGCCCTTCAGAGATTAAGGTTGAGGACTTTGACAGTCGCGTCGACATTATTCCTGTCAGCGATCCGAATATTTTTAGCCAAAGCCAGAGAATTACTTTAGCTCAAGAGCTTTTACAGCTTGTGCAATCCAACCCGCAGGTGCATGGCCCGACTGGCGTATACGAGGCTTATCGAAGGATGTATGCGGCTCTTGGCATCGATAATGTCGAAGGGTTGTTACAGCCACCCGCGCCTCCGCCCGTTCCCCAGCCTGTAGATGCGGGACTCGAAAATAGCGGATTTATGATGGGTAATCCCGCGCAAGCATTTCCGCAACAGAACCATCGAGCGCATATTGATGCTCACAGAAGTCTTTTCCTGACAGAGCTTGTCAAGTCAACGCCTGCTTTGCAGGGGGGAATTATCGCCCACATGATGCAACACTTGCAGTTTATGGCCACGGCCATGGCTTCCGAGCAGATACCTCCAGAACTGCAACAACAGATGGCCCAGCTAGAGCAGGCGGCGGCTACAGGCCAAATTCCGCCAGATCAAGTGCAGGCAATGCAACAAGAGATGACTGGCATTATCGAGCAAGTTTCGTCACCTATTTTGGCTCAATTAACGCAAGAGCTTCTGCTAAGCATTGGGCAGGGCAGTCCTGAAGATCCGCTGGTTGCAATTAGAGAGCAGGAATTGGCTCTGCGTCAGGCAGAGATGGAGCAAGATCAAGAGCAATTCCAGATCCGCGAAACTGCTAGAGCGAATGAAAAGTTACTTGAAGCTGAGCTTGCAAAGCAAAGGATTGATGCAACCGAGCGCAATAATTCTGAAAAAATGGATTTAGCAATTCAAAGATTGGCCCAACAGGCTGATCTCAAGTTGACAGAACTGGCCGCAAAATACGGCCCATTACAGTAGGAGTTGGTTATGCCTTTGAAAGCAGGAAAAAGCCAAAAAGTAATAAGCGAAAATATTCG